AACTCTGCGCTGAAATTTCTTTTTTTCATTATGGCACCTGTGTTGTTCTGAGGTGAGCATATCACCTCTGTTCAGGTGGCCAAATTCAGTAAACCACTTCAGACTGAGCCTGGTTATCCTGGCCTGCAAGGTAGCCATCTCATCACCAATCGCAATCAGCCTTTTGGCCGTCTCGATGGTGAAAGCTGCGGCAATCGCTACCCCGACCTTATTGAGCGCGCCCTCAAAGCGTCCTACAGACCGAGAGGTTGAATCAAACTTACCCTCCATCTGGTCTAAACGTTTATTTACCTGCTTCTGAGCCTGAATAAGGCCTGCAACATTAGCCTCAATGTCGTAATAAATCTCACCCGCTTTTTCAGCCATCATTAGCTCCGGCAATAAAAAACCCGCCGAAGCGGGTTAACTTTTTCTTTTTGAGGAATTTTCGCGCTCAATCATTTCCTGCCAGCGGCGATCGTCATCGTCCATAACAGCGTCGTACTCTTCCCTGGTGAAGCCTTTCTGGTCAGGGTATTTGGCGTTAAGCATCATGGCGAATTCGGTCATGGTAAGGTTTTCAGCCTCCTCCCTGCTGATCCCAAAATGGTTTCGCGCCGCCATGATGTATTCAGTGGCATGAAACTCCGGCGTCGTTTCCTTGCTTTCGTGCTTCTGCAGTTTACGAACCTTCGCCCGGCCGATTATGCCATGCATGATCAGTGACTGAGCTATCAGAATCAGGTTCTCCGACGGAAGCGCTCCTCGGTGCCATACGAATGTGCGCCTGCCAGTGCGGGAAGGCTCATGCCATCCTGTCAGTTCTGAAACGTCCTCGTCACAGCATGACTGAATGACGTTAATAGCCGAGAGCAATGCCTCACGCACAAAAGCTGCTGAACCTGCTGCATCCAACGCCCATCGCGGTAGAGAAACATCACCGAAATAGTGGGCGTAGAATTTGCGCTGATGCTCTGGTATCGCACTGTGAATCTCCCTGGCAGCATCAAGCATCTTCGCCACATCGTCATTAAACAGCGCATAGAACGTTCTGACGATATGGTCTGGCTCACCGATCCGCGTCATGTTACGGAACGATGGCCGGAAGAAGTATTCCCGCTCGCCAGCACCAATCAGGCACTCGCCAATCTCTTTCAAAGGTGTCATATCGTTCTCCATAACCAGTATCAAGGGCAGCACGCCGCCCTTTGTAGTGATTACGGTGCGGCAGTTACCGTAACAGCGCAGGTGTCGGTGAAGTCGCCGTCTGCGGTTGTAGCCGTAATAGTCGCGGTTCCTGCGGAGACGGCCGTTACCAGGCCGGTAGAGCTGACAGTGGCGATAGATGCCGCCGAAGTCGTCCAGGTGATCGCCTTGTTAGTCGCATCGGTTGGCTGAACCGCGCCGCTCAGCTGCTGGGTTGCGCCAACGACCAGAGAAGCAGTTGCAGGAGTTACCTCAACGCCAGTGGCCGCGATGGAGTCAGCGACTTCAAACACAACGGTGTCAGCGTCGTAGACCTTCCACTCGCCGGAGAAGGTGGAGATATCGTTTGTACCGAAATCACCAGACCAAGACGTGGTGTTCATGTAACCCTGGATGTAAGTACCGGCGTTCTCACCCGCAAAGTCGAACCGCACCCACAGGTTAGGCTGACGGCCAGCCTGAACTTCGTCAAAGATGTACTTCGACAGACGCCACGCGCCGATCTCGTTATCTTTGTCAGACTTACGAAACTCACCTTCGCCGGAGATCGTCAGATCCATGTTGTTGACCAGGTTCTCCACCAGACCTTTGGCATCATCTGCCTCGGAGTTGATGGTGTTCATCGAATAGTCGATGCCCTTGGTCGTCATAGCGCCGAGACGCTTCCACTCGGAAAGCGCTGGCACTGCGTCGGGGCAGCCAAAGGCCATGCGTAGCACAGCTACTTTCCCGATCAGCTTGCCAAAATCATTAGCACAGCCTTGCATGTGTACCTCTCAAATAAAAAAGGCCGCCGGATGGCAGCCTGATGGGTTGGTGATTGGGTTATTCGCCGTAAACGCACATGAACTGGAGTCTGAAGACCAGGCGCCCCTCTTCGGTCAGGATGGGTGCAGGCATATTGCCGAGGTTTTGAATAAGGCCAAGGCATTCGTCGTTAATGTCGTTCTGTTCGACATAATTGATGATTTCCTGAGCCTTCTCAGCGGCTGCGCGGCGCTTATCTTTGGCGGAAATGACATCCACCAGCACGTAGTGATCAGATCCGAGGTCATTTCGAATGTCGGTACCGCCGTTAGGCCGGAACACGATGAAAGCGTCGGTTAACTTCGTTGTGTCGTCCCACGCCAGCAGCTGAACGATGAATCCAGTGGTAAGCCCGGCATCAACGAAATAGTTACGCACGCGCTCATACATGGCTGGTGTCATACTGAAAGCTCCTTGCGCATCACGGCATCAATCTGGCTGCGGGTGTCTTCAAAGCCTTTGGTGAGGAACTCTTTCTGCGCGGTGGCGCGACGGAAGGTTTGCGGAACGTTAGGGTCGTGAACGAAAACAGCGTAGTTCGCCGTATATCCCACCCGACCTGTCAGCCGAACGCCATTATTTACCAACTCCCGATACTGGCTGTTAAGCAGCGTAGAGGTATCGATCGGCGTATAAAGCGCGGCTTGGGAGCTGCCGATTATCATTGCTGACTGTAGCGCCCTGACGACCTTTCGCCCTTTCACGTCGTTTATGATGCGGTTGAGCCCGGCTTTCGACTGCTTAACGCCACGTACTTTGATGCTCATGGCTACACTCCCGTAATTATCGCCCAGTCATCTTCCAGACCGTCGAGAGTGTCGTTCCAGCGCGTCACGTGACGGACCTCATCAGCACCTGCTACGACCGGATCCGGCTCAGCGCTCACACCAATCATGATGTAGTCGCCCTCATCGGCCAGTGCGTATGCCGTGAAAAAGGTGTTCTTAACGACCACTTCTTTACCGATTGAGCCGAGCTTTGCCGACAAGCCGCCGATGTAGTCGCACATGATGGTTTCAGGCGGTTCATATGGGTCGACAGGATCGCCCCACTCGTCATTACCGCCCGCTCCCTTGCGCCATATCGTGCATGGCTTGTTGTATGACCATGAAGCAGTAGACGACATCAGCCCTCCTTCCAGCGCAGCACCTTCGCGCCAGTCGCCCGGATGCGCGGGCAGTTGATGAACCACTCGCCATCCGATTTCACGTAGCCGGTAGTCTCCCGCCCGGTGTCGGTCATCACCCAGACGCGGGTGAAAGAGCGCGGCAGCCCGTGCTTCACTGATTTGTATGTCATCAGCAGCCTCCGACCACCATGAACAGGCCGACACTGTTACCAGCGCTGATTGGCAAATCACCGGTGCAACCGCTGGTATCGAGCCTGGCCAGCGAGTCGCGCAGCCAGGTAATGCTGTCGTCGCCATATTCAAACGAGCGGGACGCGCCAGACGGCGCACCCTGCGATTTGATGCGGCGCGCGCCGGACGACGTAGCCATAAGCGCGGCGGCGTACATCAGGATCAGCTTCGAGGTGCACTCGTCATACCCTGCGCCATCGAGGCACGGGATAATCTTGTTCACCACGCAGAGGATCGGATCCAGCAGCGCGCCCGGGATGGAGTAACCCAATTCACCGAGGAACGCCTGCACGTCTGCCGCTGTGATTGGGTCAGCCATGGTTATTTCGCCTTTTTCGATTTAGCGGAGGTGTCAGCCTGCTCTGCGGTTTTATCGTCAGCGCTAGGCGTGGCAACTTCAAGCTCTTGCTCTTCGACTTCGCCCACCACCGATACGCGACCAGCGAAAGCCGGTGGAACGTCAATCGCAACAAACTCATGACCTACTGGCAGTTGCTGGAATACGCCGTTAATTGTTCCCCAGCAGCCAGTCTTCTCGACCTTTAACTTTTTCATGCTCTCTCCCGTAGAGAAGGGGCCGAAGCCCCTTAACTCTGTGCGTTGAACACTTTAGAGCGACCGTTGAAATCGCGCTTGATTTGAAGACCGACAGCACTCCAGACCAGAGTGTTGTAGTTGTCGAACGGATTCTGACGCGGGATCATGAAGGTACCCACTGGCGCGGCGATGCGCGTCTTGATGTACTGCGAATTGCGTACGTAGGCAATGAAGTGGTTACCGGTCAGCTTAAAGGTCTGGTTGAACGACTCGATGCGGCCGTAGCGCAGAATGTATTCCAGCACCGTGCCTTCTTTGAAGCCGGCAGCATCTGAATATGGTCGGTTCAGGTTGCGCATAATGTCAGGCGATGCCCACAGCTTAACCTTCTCCTGCACGTAGTTATCATCCAGAAGTTTGGCGAACGGGCCGGTGAAGAATGCCACTGATTCATCAGGAGTTGAGGTGGTCAGGTCAATATTCAGACCGGATGCACTCAGATCCACCTGGTTGGTGTTGGCGTGGTTGGTGATACCTGCGCCAACATAGCCTTTCACCTTCACTTTCGCATCGCCTGACAACATGTAGTCAGCCATGTCTTCACGGATAGCCGCAACGTGCGCTTCCTGATCGTCAGCCATCGCATCTAGGTTTTCCGACTGCATGCCGTTCCACTCACGCCATTCACGGCTGTAGCCGGTGTTGAAGATCGGGATTGGGTCACCAGCTTCGTCGTAGATGACTTTATCCAGTTCTTCCGGAACGTGGCCCGTCAGTGTGCGATGAACCTTACCAGCATCACTGGAAACGCGATACAGCGCCGCAGTTTTACCGATAGAGATCGGCGTACCGAGACCGAGCAGATCATCCAGCAGGCCGTTGCCTTCGTCATTACGGAAGACTCGGGTGGTGATGTTGTCCACTTCACGCCAGTAGTCTTTGGAGATCAGCGCGGCCTGGTTAACTTCCAGCGCGCCGCCATACTGGGCGGAAATAGTGTTCTGGTTGATGTTGAAGGACTCACGCTGCATAAGCAGTTGATTCCATGCCTGCTTCACCTGGTTGTGCTCGGTGATCAGCTTTTTGTTGAATACGATCATGCTCATGCGGTTGCTTTCCCTGATTTGCGAACTTTCACGAGTTGAGCTTCAGCGCCAACGGTGATTTTTTCGCGTGAATAAAATAGGACCTGGTCGGTGGCTGGTGTGGTTGACTTGGCCAGCGTGCCGTCACCGGCAGAAACCAGTCCTTCATTTTCCAGCAGCACTTCCCCGGCTTTGACGCGCATGTGGTAGTCAACATCGTCTTCACACATGATCGCCTCGCCAGTATCACCAGCGGGAACCGCGTCTCGGATATCGCCGCCGCCGATATAGTTGTGCTGCATGGCAAGCGCCACACCAGGGCCGCCAGCAGTGGCGTGATAAATGAATTGCCCACTTGCATCAAGTTCAACAAGAGAGCCAGGGAGAATGGCGACTTTGCAGATCGCCTCAATTACCTGAGGGTCATTCTTACGGGCCGGGCCCGCGATTACGGTATGGAAACGAGGTGCGAGAGCCATTATTCAGGTGCCTCCATGTTAAGGATTTCACTCTGAGTGCCATTCCCCTGGAATGCAGGGTTCAGACCGGTGCTGGTTTGGCACTGTGAGTACAGGTCGTTCAGCGCGTCACCGGACAGGGAGTTAACCGCTGCTTCGGTCATGAACGAGAATTTCGCTTTAACCGCATCGCGCTTGGTCTTCAGTTCGCTTTCAGCGTTCGCCTGCAGTTGGGTTTCCAGCTTGCCCAACTTTTCATTCAGCGGGGTGAGTGCCGCATTAACGGCCGCGGTGATCACGTCAGAGTTAATTTGAGCCTGGCACGGGTCGCCGCCGCCATCTTTCTTCTGCATCTGCTGGTTGTAGGCATCCCAGACCTGATCGTCGGTCAGCCCCTCGGTTTTAACGCCTGCGGCATTGAGCGCGGCGATCATCTTCTCTTTCATCGGGTTTGTTTCTCCGTTGGTTTTGACTTCGTACTCAGTTGGTTTGCGCACGACTTCTACTGGATCGCCGACAAGCGTTACGACCTTGTCAGAGATGAGGTACTTCTGGTCGAAGAGCTTCGGCTTGGCATTGTCGCCATCCTCTTCGTAAACGAAATGGTCAGGCCAGACACTGACGACGTAGCGCCACTTTTTGTCGTCCTGCTTGATGGACATGCGCAGCGCCTGGTAGATGTCGTCGAAGGACATCTCTGAAGCGTTGCTGATGAAGAACTTCACTTTGTTCCACCAGCCGTCTTTCATGCTGTTGGCTGCATCGATGAGGCTCGTCGATTCAACATCAGCCTCTTGCCCGTCAGAGTTGACGAACATGCCGACACCTTCTTCAGGCGTACCAGCACCGGGCTCGTCGAGCAGGATCGCAATGTGGTCAAACTGCATGTTGTGAGCGACCCAGGAGTATTTCTTCTGCTTCGACTCACCTGTCTTTTGCTCTTTGTTCAGCAGCAGACCGGTAGAGACATGAATCGGGTCGGCGTTATTGCCGGAAATCATGTCGTCCAGTCGCTGAATAAGGCGCTTACCGTCAGGCTTGGTGTCTGCCACAGCCTTATTGACGTAAACGTCCATCACGACCTTGTCGTTGGCCTTGCTGACGTTCTGAGCCCATGCCCCCGCGTAGTAGTCATTGACCGCCTGCGGGTCGTTGGCGCTGACGTATTTGCCGTTCACCATCGGGTGGCCGATCGGCATTAACTTGCGCTCCATCGTCTGGTAGCTGTTGTTAATCTCCTCCGCCGGGTACAGCCCACCATTCATCACGATGTCATCGACGATCGGGACCGCACCACGAATGACGTAGTGTTCCTGGCCGTTGATGGTGGTCGTTGAGATGTTGGAGGCGTTGATGGCGAGGGATTTAACGTGGATGCTGGATAGCTTCACGTTGCGTCCTCATTGGTGGATTTCAGGCAATAAAAAACCCGCCGCAGCGGGTTTGATGAGCATGATATTTATTTACTGCACGTTTCCAGATGCCTTAAACAATTCGACAGCGCTTTTATATGCAGAAGCTTCGGCACTTTTCGACAATGAGGGAGAGTTCTCTTGAGAAAGAAAAATAGGAGCTAATTTATTTAGCTTCAATATTTCATTAGTCTCTACAGTCCTGCCGTCGTCACCCGAAATTTTGCACGTCACACGATAAGCAATCTCCATGTCTGTCTTGAATATTTCTTTCCACTCAAATTTAACATCTTTAATATTTTGGCTCATTTTTAATCCTCATATATATCAAGGATTATTATCGACATTCTTTTTCCAATCTTCACGTTCTTTTTTCAGCTTGTCCGCGAGCCCCTCGTTGAAGATGCTGCCGTCGTCGTTGAGCAGCGCCGGTATCTGGCTGCAATAGCAGTTGTACCGATTGCCGTTCTCTGCGTAGAAGTCCCGCACCTCTTCGGTGGTATAGACCTTCCCGTGACGGCTGGCGTGCCAGGTGCGCGTCGTCGGCTTGAGCGCTGACAACCACAGCAAGCCGGTATTCAGCCCCAGCCGGTCAGCCGCCCAGTCCGTTTCGTTCCATTGCGCCTGCCGCAGCGCGCCGACCTGCTCAGTCTGAGCGATGGTCTTGGCCTTGGACATCGACACATCGAGGCGCTTGCTTATGACGCTGGCCGTCTCGCGAGGATTCACCCCGCGCGCTACCGCATCGGTGATGATGTTGGCCAGGTCGCCGCGGGCTGTATCGCTGATGACCTTCCAGTCACTGAACGTTGTCAGCCTGGCCGCTGATATCTGGTTCAGATAAGCGGGGCTGCTTAAAAGCTGCTGTAGCGTAGTCTGGCTGGCGTACGCCTGTGACTGCTGCGAGAGGTTATTGAACGCCTCCAGCGTGCCACGCTGCGCTTCTGCGACGACATAATCCATCGCCCATAGATTTTGCTCTCCGCCATCCAGTAGGTAATCGTCGAGAATGCCCTGCACCGCCTCAAGTAGGTCTGCCAGTTCCTGCGCTGACATGTCGTAAATGAACTTGCCGGCGTTGACCTGGTAGAGCCGCATGTCAGCGCCGTGGTCGTGGCACAGGAAGTGCCAGTTGTGGCTGTTCACCTCTCGCTCTCGCCCGTTCAGGCGCTGATCGAACAGTGCTTTCAACGCTACCTTTATCGCGTAATACCTATCCACAATGTCGCGCTCCATCCTGCTGACGGACTTACGCGACATTGTGGGGTCAACTTTCGACCGTGGTATCACCGGACTTTTCGGCTTCTGATTCTGGGTCGGCCAGTGGATCAGGCTTTGGCTGGTTGCCATCTGGCGGCACCTCATCATCAAGTTCAGGCAGGGCTTGCAGTTCGCCCGCCGCACGTATCTCATTTTCTGTGATAGCAGAGCGACCAAACGCGTTTGTAGATTTCACGGCCACGTCGGCGAGTTTATCCATGTTGGCAATCTTCTCTGCCTGGCTCGGTGCCAGTAGGTCGGACCATCCGACGGTGATTTCCTCGCCTGCCGCTGGAGGAATAAAGCCAAACTCCCAGAATCGGGTAACGATGTCCGTTATCAGGTCCGTCAGGAAACCAGTTCGACGACTCATGCGGGTTTTGGCCCAGTCCTTCGCATCCTCGGTGCTGGCCCGCTCGCCCGTCTGCATGCCGACCAGTACTTTGACAGGGATCGGCACGGTGGCGCAAAACTCATTCAGAATGGTTCGCCACGTCGGTTCAGGATCTGCCGCTGCAACCGAAAGCACGCTGACATCTCCCTCCTGCATCATCACCGCACTATCAGAGCTGTCGTTAAGGCGTCGCACCTGCCCATCAAGCGCTTCGGATAGCTGAGATTCAGAAACACCAAGGGCCTTAGCCAGTGCTGAGAAGTTTGTTTTGGCGCTGAAGTTGAAGTTGAGCTGGCGGCTGGCGTTTTTGAAGAAACCTTCAGCCGCACCGCCGGAGACCTTTTCGCTGTCCATGATTTTATGGAAGCCAGCAGCAAGCATTGATTCGCCAGAGTAGAGGCGTCCATCGTCTGACCCTTCAGCGAGGATAATTACGCGGTCAGGGTGGACGTTAATGATGCGTCCGGGCTGCCCGCCTGCCTGCTGTTGTACTGGGATTTCAGTAAACGAGTACATGGTGACGTCACCATAGTTCTCGCTGCTCTGGTCTTCGTTGTAAGTGACAGGCTCAATCTGTGCCTCCCACACCGGGATCAACTTAACTAACGCCTTTTCCTTCTGCCTGGCAGTAACTATCTTATCGACCGGTTTATCCCAGGTCCGGTTATCCTTTACCTGAATCAGCAGCGCAGAGTAGCGCCCCACTAGGTTGCGTTTGTCAGCGCCCTTTATCTGTTTCCAGCAACGCTTTAGCAGTTTGTTTACGCGCTTATCCCAGTCCGTTTGCTGGGTGGCATCCTTCGTCTGGTCACCTTCGTAGACATCCGGGAAGTCCTCCCAGCAGCCATCGACCATCCGGTTAACCGCAGCGTTAGCAATAGCATTGCGGCTGTAGGCTCGGAAAAAGTCGTCGAACGTCAGGTTCAGTGGATAGCCAAACTCCTGGTAAAGGCGCTGTCGTTTCGTATTACTGGTGCCATTGAACAGAGCGTTAACGTAGCGCATACGGTCATGATCGAGGCTGGCATTTGCGGCAAATTGTTTGTTCATTTCGCTTTCGTTCACGGTTTCCTCCGTCAGCGCGAGCGCACCAACATGCCGGTGATTTTCTGTGGTGAATGCAATACTCGGTAACGAGTAGCATCCCAGTCGTGGTCTTCCTGCTGGGTATCTACGTCATCTGGGTTTTTGCTGTCGCGAACCAGCACGGGTATGCGGCTAATCCAGCCACGGCAATGCTCGAACACGTAAAATGCAGGCTTCTCAGGGATGCCAGATTCCAGCTTCTTACCTTCAACTACAGCCTCAAGCATGTCAGCGAATACCGAGGCCCCGTTTACTCGCGAGCCAGGCTTCTTATTGGCCTCAAGCCATTCGACACCCTGATTTTCCATTTTCTGACCGATCGATAACTCATCGTCACCGGTATTGAAAATGGCGCTATCAGCCGGGCCCGGAATAACTTCCGAGCATATTCCCTGAACAATGTTTAGCTGGCCCTGCGTGACGCCGTCGATTTGTATCTCTTCCGGCTCGTCGACGTCTTCGCCCACCAGCCGCTTGTCAATCCACGCCACGCCTTTCGCGACGTTGGTGGATGACATATTCAGGCCTTTGTTCAGCTCGTCAGGCGGGCAGCCGTACCATTCTCCGATCAGGATTAACGTCCCTGCCGGCGGGCAGAACTGTCGACCATCTGGAAGCTCTGCGGCAGTGCCATCAGCCTGCGCCCACCAGAGGTTAGAAAACGGCTTCGACTCACCCCAGTCATGGGAGCGGTCGACTGTCCAACTATCCGGTATGCGGAACGGCTTAATGATGTGCAGCGATTCATTCCACAAGTGGTCGAATCGCCCGCCACTGGTCACATCCCAAGAGCCCTCTACCCACGCTTTGCGTCGGTTAGGGTCTTTAATAGCCATCAGGGTCGCAATGTACTGCGGGTCGAGGTAAGGGTTCTCTTTGAACGATCCGTGGATGGCCACGCGGGTCAGCGTGATTTCCTCTTCTCGCTCAGTCTGGGGGTTGAATACCATTTGCCTGTCACGCTGCACGGTTCCACGCGGCGCCGGCTCAATGAAGCGCTTCTTCACCCAGGTATGCCCGATGCCAAACGGGTTGGTAGTGCTGAATGTCTCCAGCGGGATCGGCTTAAGTAATGAACCATCTTCCAGCGGGTAATTCTCTGGCCGGAACGATGAGCGCCGGCAGGAAAACATCATCTCGTAAAACTCAGATGACTGCTGCTTGGTCAGTTCGTTGAAACCGATGAACGGGAATTCCTGCCCGTGATAATCCCAGTAATCGCCCTCCTCCTTGCCGAAGCGAAACAGGAGTTCTTCTCCAGTCGGCCATACCCAGCGCAGCTCGGATGCTGACGCCAGATAGCGCGCACCGTCATTAAATAGGCGATACATACGCTTCGACTGGGTGATGATGTCGGTGAGGTTTTTATACTCGGTATCGAAAATGACACCGCGCCAGAACGAGCCATAACCCACGCCGACATTACGCCTGAACCTGGCTAACTGCGCAGCGGTCTTGCCTGGTCCGCGAGTACCCTCGAACAGGATTTCGTTACATGGGCAACTCAGCGCCAGAGACTGCGATCCAGGCAGTGGCTTCCATACAGCTTTGTAATTCATCCACCGAGCACCCCGTCCTGTTGTTTCTGCGCTGCCGCCTCCCAGTCATCCACGTTGTCACTGGTTGGCACCAGCATGACGTTATGGGTGACCTCTTTCGTTTCAGCCTTATTCTCGATGCTGTATGCCTCACGCTCGAGGCCGATCAGCGTCTTCAGGCTGTCGCTCAGGTCTTTCATGGATTTAACGCGGGAAGGCAGGCTGATCACTTTCTGATAAATTTCATTGAGCCGGTCCCGCCCTTTATCGTCGGGGTCAAACATGATGTCGCCCAACTGCTCGAGCGCGCTTACATCTGCGCACTGCGCACCAAGTTCATCGAATAGCGTGTTGGTCAGTTCACGAGCCCGGCGGATGTCTCCCCGGTGCTCCATGCGTACCGTGGCAATTACCTCGGCAGTCGCCTCTATCAGTACGCGTTCTGTCAAAGTGCTTTCGTTGCGTACCTGTTTGCGTACCTCCTGTTTGCGTACCAGATCGTCAGCCTTCTGCTGAATCTTCGCATTCAGGTCACGCGACCAGTCGTCACGCTTGGCACGCTTACGGATTGCGCCTTCGCTGATACCGTGCTGTGATGCTATTTCACGGAGGGACATCACTCCGGCCCGGTACGCCGTCTCGATGGCCTCCCAGTCCGGTTTGCTCATTCGTTACTCCGTTGTTTGTTCTTCTGGCTGTTCGGTTTGCTCTGCCGATACTGGCGTGAACTCCACACGCTTAACGTCGGCCGGAGCGAAGTAAAGCCACTCGCCCGTTTCGGTCGCCAGCGGCACAAAACCATTAACCAGCTCAGGCTGGCTACGAGTCATCTTGCCTCTGAAGGTTTCGCCTGTTTGGGTGGTCAGGGTGATTTGGTAGATGTCAGCCATTTAGCTCCACCTTCGCGCCTTCTGCGACAATCTCTTTCTTGAAGCAGATATCGGTTAACCAGTGCCAGTTAGTCATTGCCGCGACAAACAGCAAGGGCTTCATGTATGGGCGAAGTGTCATTTTATAGGTTAGGGTGCCAATCATAATTTACCTCTGCTTGTCATTATCGAAGCCCCTCAATGAAGGGCTTCTGTAATGCCGCGATCAGCCAATAAGTAATTCCGGCTGCGTTACCTGCATGATGTGCTCATGTTCGAGCTCCAGGACGCGCTTCTCTTTCTTCCGCTCGTTCATCAAACGGCTTCCGATCGTGCCTTTCAGCTTTGAGCGCGTTTCTTTGATGGCGTAGCGATGCTGCAATTCCTCACCCATCGCCATGCGCCGGTTTAGCTGCTCGGCCATCCAGTTAAAGGCATTGATGTAACACTCCTTTACTGCGGCAGCTGTTTTGCCAGTGAACCCCATCACGAGCATCATGCATCCGTCACGGGTGATGTTATACATAGGCTGAACATCGCCATTTTTATCAATGAAATCAATGGGCGCAAAATTGCGCTGGGTGAAGTCATCGGAGCATTTCAGGTTACGTATGGCACGCAAAACGTCTTTGTGTCGCTTGCCAAAGTAATCCGCCACCTTGAGTGATGTGGTGATTATCTTGTTGTCGAGGGTCGTGACCATTTCGCGGAAGTCGAAGGCCGGAATAACTGACGGATTATTCATAGCGTCTTTACCTTTTAGAAAGTGAGCCTGTCTCACAGAAAAGCCGCCCGAGAGAGGTCGCCACCTATAACGGCATTTCTCAGGCTCGCTTACTGAAAGGCTCTCGTTGATGTGCGCGTGAGATGCGCATAAAAAAGCCCCGCTATTGCGAGGCTCTTGATGATTCGATTTTCCTGATTGCTGCCTTATCCAGATTGCACTGCCCAAGCGCCGTGTAGAGCTGAGCGTTTAACTCCAGACTTGCCTGCCAGGTGAACGGAACTACCACTCCGGGGATCGGTGTGTCTGCGGTCAGGTCAGCGCTTATCGGCACCACCGGGGCCGGTACGTAAACTGTCTGCGTATTCCCGCAGGCTGTCAGCAGCGGCAGAAGGAACAAGCTGGTTAGCGCAAGGATCGCCTTCAAGCGCCTGCCTGATGTAGACAATGCGTGTCTCGCCATTTTTAGCCAGTTCGTTCTTTGCATTCTGGGTAGCCTGTGAAATGTCACGGATGAGGTTCATCGTGGTGATCACGTTGCTGGTGATCGCCTCTGATGTGTCCGCCCGGACCGTCGCTTTATCGCGCTGGTCTTTGTAGGCGATGGCGTTGTTGCGGTAGTGGTTCACGAAGAGCACCAGCATGCCGATTACCGCCACCACCAGCAACTGCAACCAGTAACGCTTAACCAGTGAGCTAATCACGACAGGAACAGAGCGCGCTCCGCCTCACGCCGACGGCTCAGGCCATTCAGGACCTTACCACCGGCTCTATTCCAGCGCAGGAACTCATCGGCAGCGCCAGCGTAATCACCGGCGTTGAGTTTTCGCAGAAGAGTCGATGTCGACAGTGACCGGGCGCCGAGGTTATACGTGAACGATACCAGGGCGTCGAATTGCCCCTGAGTCAAGCCGACTTTAACCAGGCGGGACACGTCGTTTTCATAGCTGACCAGCCCGGTCTTCAGCAGACGTTCTGCTGTTTCCTGCTTAATCGTCATCCCGGCGCGGATTGGTTTGCCGTCGACAGGCTGGGTCCAGCCATATCCAATCGTCCACACTCCGACGCTGTCCTGGTATGCCGTGAGTTTGCAGCCTTCGAACTGTTTGATCAGGGTAATGCCTTTATCACTGGTTTGCATTCTTCATCCCCGTCAGACGTTCCCAGAAATAGGTCAGAGCCACGGAACCCATCGCCCCGCTGATACCGGACGTGACAAGAATCATGTGAAAACTCAGACCACTCTCCACGCTTATCAACCCGCCAATCAAACCGGTAAAGCCGGAGACAGCGATCTGTGCCAGCGCGTTTATCCAACTCCATGTCGCTTTATTCTGCTTTACGTCGATCAGGTAGCGAACTAAACCGCCCCAGCATGCAATGCCGAGCAGGACTAACCAGGACAGGCCTACAATTTTGTGGTCGTCATTCATACGCTTTGCCATATCACCTCCGAAGGAACGGGGTGCTGTTTGTGTAGAGTGGAAGGATGCACGGAAACAATGACCGGGCACCGCTAATAAAAAAGCCAGCGACAGGCTGGCAATGTGAGGGTAAGGTAATGTCGGTTTTATTCTCGTCGTAACTGACTTAGCACAAATTCTACTGCGCGGAAAAAGCAAAAACCTTATATTGTCTGTTTGTTTATAGTTGAGCGCATAAGGAGAGCATGATGCGAGCCGTTAAAATTAAAATTGATGACCAGTTTTTTTTACTTCCAGATGGATTTGATTACGTTTTCCCCGATTATATCAATGAGCATAAACCCACGATTGAGCAGTACATCGCAGCAGGGAAAGAAACCATAGATGCCATGAAGAATTACGGGAAAACTGATACAACAGAACTTCAGAAACGTACGCGCCTACTGAAAAACGAACTGGCAGAATTCAAGGCACGAACCGGCATCATTGGCTTTCCGTTCGATTCAAGAGACGTAGATCTTTACGCAGCATCAAACGCGATTGATATTGTTGCATTGTTCGATTTGAGTTAATCCACTGTTCTGGAAGCGCCCATTAGGTTAACTACTGAACGCACAACCACTGTGCTTCTGACCATGAAACGAAAAAGCCCCGCACGATGGCGAGGCTTGTAATTTTCTGTCGACCTACGAAGCTATGGCGACGATATCAGATTTACATGAAATGTATGCTATTTAATTGATTTTTGCAATACCCTGCTGCGAAAAAGTCGACTTTTGTTGTGATCGCGTTCTCACAGTGCAGAGAAGAGAATCGCCATCAAGCCGCTTAAAGATGGTACACATGGCCCGCCAGTAGTCGGCGTAGTTATGGCACCAGTTATCAGGCTTAACGCCGCACAGAGCCGCCAGGTCCTGATGCTGATACACATCCTTGCCCGCCAGTTCTGCTTTGACGTCCTGCGCCGCCAGCCAGATAAGTTTCTTCAGCCGCTCCATCGTCTTGCCGGCCACCTTCTTCGCGCCGAGCTGCTCCCGGAACTCTGCCCACGCCCACTGGGTGATCGCTACCTGGTACTCGAAGCGGATATTCTCGCTGTAGTTCCACAGCAGCCAAGCTTTTTGATGCTCTTCCAGCGATAGCACGGCGCGGCGCCAGGATGCGGTCACGAACTCAACCGGGCCCACCAGCGCGATTGATGATCCCTTGGCGCGGGACTGGCTGCCGCTCATCGGCGGACCATCCGGGTTGACCATGCGCTGCTTATCCTTGTCGAATACCTTTTTCCGGCCCCGGCTGCGCGCCGTCGCGGTGAATTGCGCGTTCTCGGCGAAAGCTACCAGTTGCCCTTTCGTCGACCCGCTCAGATCTGCGGTCGCCACAATGAGCTGCTGACGTACGTACTCGAGGTGTTGATTGTTCATTGTGCGGCTCCTGCAGGGTGATAGATGCGAACGAAGTTACGGAGAATGCGGTAATCCACCAGCACGGAGCCCGGGCGGCGGTAAATCCGGAGCCGCTGCCAGCGCGCTCGGAGTATCTCGATCGTTTCTGGCTTCATGCTGCCTCCTGCTGTTTCAGTGCGCGAAGGTCAGCCCGGGCCTTGGCGCGGATTCCGTCCAGTTCTTCACGGGTGTATCGGTGGGTTTCGTTGTTGGATTCCAGCGCCAGCACGCGCTCTTCGCCGATCAGCTCGACCAGCGCGGAGCGGTACGCCTCAATGTTCCCGGATTTGTGAACGTTGCAGGCGGAGCACTGGAGCCAGATATTGTCCGGGTTAAAGCGAAGCTGTGGCGCGGCGGCCGTGGTACGGTAATGACCGGCATGCCAGGCGAAAGCTGCCTTGGTTCCGCAGGAGATGCAGCCGTGCCCGGCAGCCAGCAGCATTTCGCGCCGCCAGTCGTTGAAGGCGCGCTGAGTCATCTGCACCCAGTGACGGATCGGCTTAAGCTCGTTACGACGCGCAGCGCGCTGTTGGCGACCTGCTTTCTCGGCTTCTTTCTGCTCCTTGATGCGCTTAGCAGCGGCTTTCACCTTCTCCTTCTCGCGTTCTTCCATCGCGAGGATTGCGCCGTGCTCCGGGCAGCACCAGCGGATCCGAATGTCATGGAATTTCGGCACGAAGTATTCACCGCATACTTTGCACTTACGGCGGGATGGTTTACGCATGCTTCCTCCGTGCCGCGAGACGCAGCCATTTCTGATCCACCAGGCGGGCGGTGTAGCCTTTCATAGTCGGGATGTCGGACGGCTTAACCGCGGGCTTGCGCTGGCGGCGCGCCGGAACGCGGAATATTTCGTTGGTGATGACGCGTGCGAGAGGACTACCCACGGGAAGCCCTCCATTCTTGCGCCCATGCGATGCGCTTACTGGATGCTTCGGAGAACTTCACGCCGCGGTCTGTTCCGAACCAGTAAATCGCCTCGATGACGTCGACCATGTAGCGCTTGCTGGATTTGGATGTGCGGACGCCGAAATAAACGCGGCCGCCGTTGATGCCAGGCGCGGATTTCTGCTCCTGGTCCTGAGTCTGATTCACCAGAACGGTGATGAGGTCCTTCCATTCTTCGCGGGTCAGCTTTTCGCCGTGCCAGACAACCTGGTCAGATAGATCTTTCAGCAGCGGCCACATCAAACGATTTTGCTTGTCTGTGCGGGTCTCTTCCCGGGCCTCGACCACCATCGGTGCGCGAGGGTTTACTGGCAGGGTGCGAATGTACGCGATGAGGTTCTCTTTAACGGTGTCGTTAACGATGCAGTAGTGCTGCTTCATACGCCACCTCCGAGAGGTAACGCAGAATGCAGAAAATCGCAGGTGCATTTCTGCATCTGTGACAAAGTGAGGAGTTCAGATTGTGGTCGCATTTAAGTCCCCTTAAATGCGCAGAAGTCGCTAACGGTTGTTCAGGCCGTCAGCACAGATAGTATGGACGGTTGATTCAACAAAATCAACGCGAGAAAAAGGCCTCCGGAGAGGCCCTGGCTGTCGATATGGGGATTCCCATTTCGCTTGTATGGCAGTTACACCAAATCGGGCAATTTGAAGCCTGCCATGTCTTCCGCCCGGATTGGAGGCGATAGGCAGTCAGCAAACACCAGGGTGCCATCGAGCAAAATCACGAAACCCCACCCCATAAACAGGTTGGCACTACACCAGTCAGCCTTTAGGGGCACATCTGGCATCTTGTCTGGAAAGACTGGGTAATGCTCAGCCAGCCACTCCATTGCGTCGCAGCAATTGAGAGTATATTTGTCGTACATCATGCCTCCTGCTGCGGTGCTGCTGGCAGCGGCATCCAGTGCGTGACATGCTCTACTAACAGATTATCGCAATAGAAATTCCAGTACCTGTCATACGCACCAGACCAAACTTCTCCATACTCATTGAATGCCAGGATGGCCTTAAACTGCTCCGGCATCTGCTCACTGCAAGCCACCCAACCATCCGGAATCACCGGAGAGTTGCAAATGACAGCCTCACCAATAGAATCATTCCACCCCGCCTGATAGCCAGCATAGTAATCGTCAGCATCAGGGCCGGAGTTGAGTCGATGGTCCTTGATTGGTTTCGGCAACTTGTAAGCCGTCGTTACAAGTTCACTACTGCTATTAATTTTGGCGGCAGCAAGAAAATCTCCATCCTTGATGTCTCTACAGACCTCTTTAATAACTTCAATCTCAGCAGAATAATTGGCGCGACTCTGTAAGGCCTCAAGCAATATTTTGGTAGCCACTCCCTTTCCTAATTTCAGCCCTGGCTCCAGTGATACAGGGCATGGCAAGGTTTCAGGATAATCATTCATCACCTGAGAGTTGCCATCGGCACCCTGAAGCATGGCGGCGCGGCGTAATTTGGCAGGAATATCTGCCCACACCCCGGCACCAGACCTGTCTTTGTTGCTGAGCAGGTCGTCAATCGCAGACGCTGCCATGTGAAGAAGGTCTTCATCAGATACCGGCGCTGGCGGTGCGGTGTACAGAGGGCCAGCATTGATATCATGACGACGCAGGCGCACATCACAGGTTCTCTCCTCGTTTGGCGAAGACCATGCAACAACATCAGCCACAGCCTCCGTTTCGAGCGATGCCAGCGCGATACGCGCCAGCTCGTTGAGGATTGCCACATCAGCGTGGCCGAGTGTGTAACCGGCTTTCAAATCGGCGACTGCTTGCACGGCCTGTTTGGTAATAGTGCTCATAGGCTAGTCCTCAGTATCCAGAGTACGCGCGGAGTGATGCTATTCTCGCGGTGATATCATTGATGATTTCCTGCACCACCACTGCGTGCTCATGCTCATCACGCAAGATGTCAAGGGCGCTGCCTATTTCACGGAGCATATCCTGCTGCCATTCAATATCTTCTGATTCCGGGATTTCGTATTTCATTCTCACTCTCCTTTACCGGCTGCGGCGATATTGATGCCAATAGCAGATAGTGCCTCTTTGATTTCCCAGAGAGTATAAACCGGATAGCGATCTGAACCGTCGCAGCACTTATCCTTTTCGCTATGAGAAACGGCAACATCATCCCAATAGTCATCAGGGGCATGGCCTGCCTGAATCCAGATGAGGTGAGCATGAGGATTAGGCAATTTCACTTCCCGTGCCTCCAGCTCAGCAATCCTCTTGTCTTTGGCTTCCAGCTCATCCAGCAGCGCCAGCACGGTGGACGGGGTTAGAGCCTCATTGAATTCATCGCGATCATAACCCCAACTATCGGATTCTGCTCTCTCCGCCGCTTCACGCAGCACCTGTTTGTCGATGTTGCTCATTGGGCGGCTCCTTCTGCTTTCTTCTCGTCAACGCTCCAGGCTGTAGCCAGTGCTCCAGTCACCTGCATAAACGAGTGCTTTACTTTCACCGAGAAAGTTTCTCCTGTGGCCGATACCGTTTCGATGGTGGTCAGCTCGCCGCCGCTTTCGAAATCAGGGTAGAACTGCGTTACCAGGTTACTTTCAACAATCACTGAGCCGTCCGGCGTGTGCATTTTCAGTTTCATACCCCTACCCTCCCCCAAACCATCAATACCCTTCTCATCGCCGGACTGTTCCGGCACTCCTGAAATATTCCGTTGGTGCAGCTGCGCGCGGTGCCATCCTGTTCTTCTGGTGTCGCAAGGCGATATGTCACTGTTCGCCAGACCTTGCTCACGCGGACAATCTTGCGGGACCGCTCCAGATCGATGGCGTTCTTCGTGATGCAGTTGATGGTCATGCCGCACTCTGTGGCAACATCCTTCGCGGTGAAGGTCCGGTGCGTTTCGAGATAACGCAGAATTGCCTGTTTGCCTTTCATCGTCTTAGCACTCATAGTCAGCCTCCTGTTGCATCTGGCCGCTGTAGGTGAAATCTACCGGGTCCAGGCCTGAGTAGCGGCTGCTGAAGTGGTAGGTCTTTTCTGCCCCCGGCGCATGGCGGGACTTCACACAGATGATTTCGGTGATGCCTTTCAGTTCGGTGTTCGGGTTGTATTTCTCATCCCGGTAGATCATGAAAATCACATCGGCTTCCTGCTCGATAACACCGGACTCGCGGAGGTCAGCTGCGACCGGGCGCTTATTAGCACGTTCTTCGACCTTACGGTTAAGCTGAGCCAGTGCGATGACCGGGCAACGCAACTCTTTCGCCAGGTTCTTCAGGCCGGTGGCGATCTCCCCTACGCTGCGGTTCATGTTCTCCGGGTCTGACATCCGCATCTTCTGGAGATAATCGACGATTACCACGCCCAGTCCGCCCAACTTCTTACTCATACGCCGCGCTTCCGCACGCACCTGGTGAACGCTTAGGGATGGCTTGTCATTGATGTAGATCGGAGAGTCGATGAACTCCTTCATGCAGTGACTAACCTTCCCCCATGCCTCGTCCATTTTCCCGCTAACCTTGCTCAACAGGTCTTCTTTGCTTACGCGTGCCCGGTGGAAAGCGACTCGCTCAGAGATTTGTTCCACTGGCATCTCGAGACTGAAGAACAGCACCGGCTTTTTGTTTTTCAGGCCTACGGTTTCTGTCACTGTGGTGCTAAACATCGTTTTACCCATGCCAGGGCGCCCGCCGACAACGATGAAATCGGTGTTGTTGAACCCGCCAAAAGCGCTGTCGATGGTTGCCATGCCCAGCTCGGTTTTGTGCTTCCAGATATCGCCGCTGATAATCGACTGGATAGTCTCGAGGGACATGTCGATCCCGGTGGTGATGTGCTCGGTGCCGTAGTCGTTGTTGTGCTCGATGCCAGAGATATCCGCCTGTATGTTGCCGATGATGTCAGCGATACCCTCACTGGATGGTTCGGACAGCTTCTGGATCCCTACCTGTAGCGCCAGGGTCATCCGGCGGCCGAGATGCATTTCCCGCAACTTTTCGCAGTACGAGGCAAGGTTCGCGAACGACGGTGTGTTCTTGCTGCATTCAGCCAGGTAAGCGAATCCGCCCGCACTCTCCAGCGCTCCAAGGCGCTCAAGGTCGCTGGTCAGTGTCAGCAGGTCTATCTTCTCCCCGGATTCGTTAAGGCGCTTATAGGACCGCAGAGCCACCTTGTGAGGCGTTGCTGTGAAGTGGTCCTCAGTCAGCCCCTCAATCGCATCGGTAGCCATGTCAACGCCGTCTGTGCGGCCCGCTGCGAGCATGATTCCGCCGATGACAGCCTGCTCAACGTACAAATCGATAAAACGGCTCATGCTTTCACTCCCTTGCGCTCACGGTGCTCGTTGATGGCCTGCTCGTAGACAGATCCCCAGTTCTTCGGATTCAGTATCCAGTCGAGAGTCAGCCATGGCTGATCGCCTCTGGTGCCGAACAGGGAAGACTTGCTAATCAGCTCGAAGGCCATTCCCATGTGCTTCAGTTCTCGCCAGTTTCCCTGGGTGGTTTTGCCGTTCCACACAGCTTCCAGGTCTCGATAGGCCGGACGGCGGCGGTTCCACTCATGCAGTGAAACGGCCTTCGAAGGGAATTTTTCATTCCAGAGCTTGATGATCTCTTCGTGCGGACAGGCTTTCGGGTTGCTTCCATGACCATCTGCCCATATCAGGGCGTCTGACAGGTATCCATCAAAGCGGGTCATACGGCACAGGTTCTCTGGCTTGAAGCTGTGACCCCAGTTCACATGGGCCCAGCGGATAACGAGTTTCAGCTCTTCAGCGGTGTAGCACTGGTCTTTGCTCTTCACCGTGGAGAGAGCTTTCTCGAAAGGTGCCAGCGCAGCACAACGACTACCCGTTAGCTCGTTGAAGTAATCCATCACTTCCTGAGCGAGTGAGTTTTCCCCCTGGGGGGATTTAGGGGGATCTTTTCTTTCTTTCTTTTGAATAGTTTCTTTTGTGTTTAGCTGAGTTGGCTTATGGGTATTAGCTGACTTGGCTAATGTTTCATTAGCTGTTTCGGCTAATGATTTGCCATTTTGGCTAATGCTGAAATTCCAGTCAGAAATCACCTTATTCACCCCGATCGCCAGGCCGTTGGTAACGATGATGTTCATTGCAATCATCTCGTTCTTGGCCTTGCAGACATGCGTATGGTGAATGCCGGTCATTGCTGCAATCTGGGTATTGGTAATGCGGTCAAACTTTTTCCCGAACCCGTAAGTTTTGCGGATCACCGCCAGAACGACCTTCAGCTGGCGAGCCGTTAAATCAGCAGCCATAACCGCTTCCAGCAGCTCGTTAGCGATGCGGGTATACCCATCATCGATATCTGCCACCTGACGCTCCACGACCGTTACAGACGGTCTGAAAGGTATTACTTTTGCGAGGTTATCCACGACCACTCTCCTTACGTTTCAGTTCTTCCAGAATGGCGCGCATCTTCTCTGCCACAATCGGATTAACCGAGCGGATGAAGCGATCGCGGGTTATGTTTTTATGTACAGCGGTATGGTAATAGCGTGGATTTTTTGCCATTATTCCTCCTGCAATGAGTGCACACGATTTGCATTTGAAGGCCAGTTCTGTTCGCGCAGACTGGCTTTCGCCATTTTTGATACTTCCCATCACATAACTCCCGGCGCCATAGCGGCCAGACTTGTCACCACCGCAGCGATTGATTCAGTTGGCAGGAAGCGCAGCAGTGCTTCAGCAGCTTCTCTCACCTCTTTCTCAAGGCGTTGTATCGGCTGACCAAGTAACTTCGCCTGATGCGCTTCAGTGCACTCTTTCATGGCCTCGGCTATCAGTTCGGCCTCAGTCTTTGCGACCAGACCGAACTCTCTCGCCACTTTCTCGTTATCCAGCGCCATCACGTCGATAATGACGGGGATCAGTAGCATCAACCCCTTGTCGTTCTTCGGGCCCGGATCGTTAATCATCCGGAAGAAGTTCTGCTTCGTGTTGTGTTCAGAACCTGCCAGTAACAACCCCTTCCCGCCGCGCGCCAGCCACTCTTTCGCAACCAGCTGAGAAATGTGAACCTGAGACTGGCCCGGCGTAGCTTTTTGCCAGGCCTTAACTGCCTCCCGTATTCGAGTTAGCTTACGGTTATTACGCGGAACACTTTGATAAATCGAAATCAACGGACGTTGTTCAAGTCCGGTACTCTGTTGATACGCAAGTGAATGCATTTCTTTCCCTTTCGTGGTTAGGGCCGCCGTTAAGCGGCTTTTGGTTTACTGATTTCAAGGATCTGGTTCTCGGTAAACTGACCACCAGATGCAGCTGCGATTTTGGACGCATAACCTGTTTCGCCGGTGTAATCGGTACGCGGCAGGCAACCGCTGTTAATCCACTTGTAGATAGCGCGGGGAGTGCGCCCGCAAGCCTTCGCCACCACCGGTACACGGATTTGCTTGATGATGTCGCCAAGGTTCTTAGGTTGCATTTGTTAACCCTCAAATTGAACTGTAGGTACATATTATGTCGGAACTGATAGTTCACGCAAGTGATATTATGATTGAACCTATGGTTCAAGAAGAAAAAGCGCGTAAAGAGTTTTCCCAACGGCTAGCGCTGGCCTGTGATAAAGCTGGTTTACCTGCTCATGGACGTCAGGCTGAAATAGCCAAGCGAATGAAGCTCACGCCTAAAGCGGTAAGCAAGTGGTTCAATGGGGAGGCTATTCCAAGACGTGGCAAGCTGCAGGAACTGGCGGCTATAATTGGCACATCCTCGTCTTACCTATTAGGCGATAGTGCAGCAGATGGCATATCTGAAGGGCATATGGCAATGAGGGACGATTCTTTCCGTGTAGACGTTTTTGATATTCAAGCTAGCGCTGGGCAAGGAATTCTTGTGCGAGATGAGTTCATTGAAACAATACGATCCATAGAGTATTCAACCGAAGAGGCTCGCGCCGTATTTGGTGGGCGCCCAGCTGACCACATAAAAATGATTGCCGTGAATGGCGATTCGATGTCTGGCACGTTCGAGCCGCGAGACCAGATCTTCGTCGACGTCAGCATCGACTGCTTTGACGGTGACGGCATATACATTTTCGTTCTGGACAATGATCTCTACATAAAGCGACTTCAAAAGCAGCACAAAAAATTAGCTGTGATTTCAGACAATAAAAAATATGAAACCTGGTACATCGAAGATGGTGATTTTTCTTCTCTCCGCATCTGCGCGAAAGTGCTGGTAAGCCAGTCAAGGGCATACAGATTTCATAGCTGAGGAAGTTAAGCATGGAAGCAATTAAGGTTACAGATCTGAGTGATGGAAGCGCCTTATACGAGCTTGGCGACCACTTCATCACCTGCAAATTAAGCCACGATAAATGTTGGCAGCTAGGTGCTTTCAAGCGTGATGAAAGCAATCTCAGAGATGACACTCTGGCGGTATTGAAGAATGAGAAATTCATGTTTATGGTTAAGCTCGGCGGGCAGCTTTCTCCTAAGCCTCAATGCATAGCTGTTAACGGGCGATTTTTATTTTCTGTACATACCGGCAAAGACAACAACATGGCTGCAGCCATAGTCATGGATAACACCGGGAAAGAGTTATTCAAGATAGAAACTTCCACTCACCTCATCAGTTCGTCCATATCTGAATTTGGGCGCTACATCGCCCTATCGTTTTCCGGCAGCAAAAACAAAGATGATTTTTACGCGCACCGGCTTGAGGTCATAAACATTGATACCGGAGAGGTGTTGATGTCCGTTATCAAAACAGACTTCCTTCGATACGCTGAACTTTCAGTAGTTGAGCCAGACGGCGGACTTTTCGCAACTTTCAATGGTCACACAAGGCTTGTTGATGTGACGAACCTCTAATAAATCAAACCAGCCCCATCCCCCCCCTCGCCTCAATCAATAAAAAACTCAAAAATATTTCTCCTTAAAGTTCATAAAGATAATTGCATATGAACTTTCCATTCACAGAAAATGTACTTATGGTACTTTACATGAATGAACTATTGGTACATTATCAATCCATCGAAACGAAACATCGACAGCTGAGCGAAGTTAGCCAGCAGCGAAGTGGAGATTCGGTCAGTCGAACGGCGCGACAGTAAACCATGCGTCGGACCATAGGCGGGCTCAGGAGGAGCGGCAATTATGGCAACACGATTTACCAGCAGCTCTTTACGAGGGGCTGACGGTAAGTCAAATGTCGCCATCAAGTTGATGGCTTAAACCAAGAGGGTAGTCAAATGTTCGGACTGTTTAAGAAAAAAGCACGCAAGGCGATCGTCGAAGTGAAGAAGATGGAAAACCGCGATGCAGTTGAAGCAACGGTGTGGGGTTGTTACTCGGTTGCCTATGCAGACGGCACTTGCGATGCATCAGAAATTGCAACGCTGGAGAAAACCATTCAGGCAAAACCAGCGTTCTCTGCTTTCGCAGGTGAGATCGCCAGCATGAGCAGCAACATTCGCGCACAGTACGAAGCGTCCCCTCGCTCTGCTAATGCCCAGGCAATGCGCGAACTTGCAGATGTGGCAGGTACTCCAGACGCAGTTGATGTGCTCTGCCTGTGCCTTGACGTAGCCGATAACGACGGCATCGGCGAAGACGAAGAAAAACAGCTGAAGAAAATCGCTCAGGCGCTTCAGTTATCACTCGACGCTTATATCTGATGGATAAATTGCGCTGGTTGATTATCGGCGTCCTCCTCTTCCTGGTGATTGCTGTCGATTTCACCGGGAAGTTGATGTCGATGCTGGCTGACGGGGTATTAGTGGCAGGTGTAATTGCTCTGGCTTACCCAATGATTAAGCGAAACACATAGCCCTCTCTGGAGGGCTTTTTCATACCTCAGTCGCTTCACCGAGGCGGCTTAGTTATGACAACCGGCGGCCATCCACCGCCCACTAGCGCAGAAGTCTTGTTAACGTTCGGCGGCGCGGCCTTAAGCGCGGAGATGATTATGTCCAAACACTGTGAAAATTGCGGATGCGCAATCCGATCCGGATATTGCACAAACTGCCAGGAAGAAGCGTATATCGCGTTCGTTCAGGCTCCGGAGATGGAATTTAGTAAAGAGTTCTTACGTGAAGCATTCCGTCAGGACTCCGAATTAAATAGCCGGGAGACATCATGACAGTCACCCACAACGGCAAGCAGTACACCGCCAAAAAGCTCAACGATAACGAGTGGCAGCTGACGTCGGTATCGGCACCGCGTGACAAGTTGACGCTTAACCGCCAACAGATGAATATCGCTGGCCTCCTGAAACAGGTTGAGGTGAAGGCATGATCAACCACTACGGCACCACCCCGCTCATTCGCCAGTGCGTTACGCCCGGCATGATGGCAATGCATGAAGGCCGCACCTATCGCGTCTCAGCAGTCATTCAGGAGCGTAAATGGGTCTACCTGCACACCGATGCAGAAATCATCCGCCTCAGTGACTGCGTGATTGACGTCCTTCTGGACGGTCACGGCAACCCAATCGTTCACTGAGGACGCTGATATGGAAATCAAAACGCCAGCCAACCCAAGCAAAAAGGCGACGGACAGGGTAAAGAATCCTCTTCCCGCGCCAACCAGTTGCCACCTGTGCTCTGGTTCAGTACGGATCGGCACTCATGGAGAAGTCTATGGGCGCGACTTCAGTGACTGGCCGTATGTATATCTTTGCGAATGCTGCGGAGCATACGTCGGACTTCATCCTTTCACTGCGATCCCGCTTGGGACTCTGGCAGACAAGCCAACCCGTGATGCCCGAAAGAACTGCAAGTCGCCATTTGAACGTATCTGGAAATCGGGCGCGATGACTCGCACTGAAGCTTACCAATGGCTGGCTGACAAGATGGGCATACCTGTTCATGAATGCCACTTCGGATGGTTCACCGTAGAGCAGTGCCAGGCTGCAATGCATCACTGTAACGACTGGCTAAACCGCTAACCACCCTATTCAAACGATCGGCCTGGCTTTCTGCGGGCGGGATCTGCACATCCAAATTTCAGGAGAAACCATGAGCGAAGTAACGGATTTAGTCGTCATTGAGAAACAGAACGCAATGGCGGTATTCACCACCAAAGAGCAGCTCGACCCGATTATTGAGGCGATCGAGAAAGAAGCTCGCAGCCTGGTGCCGGATGTGTCGACCCGCAAAGGCCGCGACGCTATCGCATCCATGGCGCACAAGGTTGCCCGTTCCAAAACCTACATCGACAACGCCGGTAAAGATCTGGTTGCCGAGCTTAAAGCCCTACCGAAGCAGATCGACGAAAGCCGCCGCATTGTGCGTGAGCGGCTGGACGCGCTGAAAGATGAAGTGCGCAAACCACTCACCGAATGGGAAGCCGAGCAGGAACGCTTTAAGGCTGAAGAAGCCATGAACTCGATGCACGCTGAAGCGCTGGAAATGAACGTCAAGTTCGATCAAGAGCTGGCGGCCAAGTTTGAAGCGGACCACGAAATGGCCCTTCTGATGAATAAGGATTTTGACCGTGACCGTGAAGAGCAGCGCCGCCAGGCGGAACAGGCACAGCGTGAGCACGAAGAGCGCATTAAGCGCGAAGCGGCAGAGCAAGCCCGCCGCGATGCCGAAGCGAGGCACAAAGCTGAGATTGAAGCCGCAGCGCGCCGTGAAGCAGAAGAAAAGGCCCGCGCTGAACTGGCGGAACGCCAGCGCATTGAAGCGGAACAGCGTGCGGCACGCGAGAAGCAGGAAGCGGTAGCACGGGCAGAACGCGAAAAAGCTGCGGCAGTGGAAGCCGAGCGCCTTAAGGCAAAGCAGGCAGAAGAAGCCCGCCTAGCCGAAGAGCAGCGCAAGGCTGAAGAAGAAGCGCGTCGCGCCGCGGACAAAGAGCACCGCCGCACCGTCAACCGTCGCGTCATCGCCGACCTTATAGCTCAGGGCATCCCCGAAGAATTCGCGCAGAAAGCAATGCTGGCTATCGCTGGCGGAAAAGTGCAGGACGCGCACATCAAATATTGAGGCAACCATGAACGCATACCTCACTTACGACCGCATCGAAGATCGGCGCTGGGTTGAGCAGCAGCTCACCGACGAGAAAGAGAAGTGGGTCGACGACCGGGCGCAGCAAATCATCGACATGATGCCAAAAGAGCCGTCCGGCCTCTTCCACTTCACGGTCCCGATTGACTCCAGCCCATACGAAGGACTTCGCAGCGATGACGCTGGTAAGGCCTACAACGATTTCATTTCGGCAGTTGCTTACGCCCAGGCGGAATACGACTGGGAACACCGAACCGGCTGCCCGTTTTAATTTTTGAGGGATTTAACAATGAGTACTGCACTTTCCACCATGGCCGGGAAACTGGCCGCTCGCCTCGGCATGGATGCCGGTACAGACCTGATGAATACGCTGAAGAATACAGCGTTCAAAGGTGGCAACGTCACGGACGAGCAGTTTACAGCCCTGTTGATCGTCGCCAACCAGTACGGCCTGAACCCATGGACGAAAGAGATTTACGCATTCCCAGATAAAGGCGGGATTGTCCCAGTCGTCGGCGTTGATGGATGGGCTCGCATTATCAACGAACATCCTCAGTTTGACGGCATGGAGTTCTCTTACGACAAGGAGGAAGGCGCGTGTACCTGCAAGATTTACCGCAAAGACCGTAAGCACCCGACCATTGTCACTGAGTACATGGGAGAGTGTAAACGCAACACTCAGCCATGGCAGTCCCACCCTACCCGCATGCTTCGCCACAAGACGCTGATCCAGTGCGCGCGTCTGGCCTTTGGTTTCGCTGGCATCTTCGACCAGGACGAGGCAGAGCGAGTTATTGAAGGAACAGCGGCAGAGGTTCATGCGGGCCATGAATCAGATAGCCGTCGTCCGGACCTGATCGCAAAAGGCGAGTCTGCCGCGCGCCTTGGAACCGTTAAGTATCAAGAGTTCTGGGTGGCGCTGAGCGCTGAGGAGAAGCAGGTAATTGGCGCAGTTGAGAAGCGACGCATGTATGACATGAGTCTTGCTGTCGACAACGCCGAGCCTGTCAATGTCGCAGATGCGGAGGCTGAATAATGGAGCAACGCACCCCTGAATGGTTTGCTGCGCGCTGCGGCAAGGTCACTGCCAGTCGACTGGCTGATGTCATGGCCCGGACTAAGTCGGGCTACTCCACCAGCCGCCAGAACTACATGGCCGAGCTGATTTGCCAACGGCTGACCGGGAAGCTGGAGGAAGGGTTTTCGAATGCCGCGATGATGCGCGGCACTGAACTTGAGCCAGTGGCGCGCGAAATGTACGCCCTGAATGAGTTCGATGCGGCAATCACTGAAGTTGGACTCATCGATCACCCAACCATACCCGGATTCGCAGCCAGCCCGGACGGACTTGTCAACGACGACGGGCTTATCGAAATCAAATGCCCCAACACCTGGACCCATCTTGAAACGCTGAAAACTGGCGAGCCAAAGCGCCAGTACATGCTGCAAATGCATGCACAGATGATGTGTACCGGGCGGAAATGGTGTGATTTCGTTAGTTTCGATGATCGCCTGCCGCCTGACCTCGCCTATTTCAAGAAGCGCATTCATTTCGATGAAGAGCTGGCGCACGAAATCGAGTCTGAGGTTAAGAGCTTCCTTGCAGATCTGGAATCTGAAATTCAGAAAATCACAGAGCGTGCAGCATGAAACGCACACCCTTTTACCGCAGGCCCGGGCGAACCGGGCAATTCTCTGGCCTCCGTGAGCGCGTTATCTGGATGATTCAGACGCGTGGACGCCCGGTAACCGGCAGCGAAATCGCTGAGAAGTTTGGCGTAACGCTCATTGAGTTTAACCGGGTTGCCAACGGCATCACCCGCGGCTCGGGACAGATAGCGCAGATCGTTGAGTCGGAAAAGTGGATCAACGAGGACGGCATCTGCGACCGGAAATTTAGCCTGGCCAGCAAGCCAAAGGTTGTAACGCCGCAAGGAAAATCGCGGCTGTTCACCCGGCGCGCCATTGAGCAATCGCAGGAAGGTAGACGGCAGGAGTGCATAGCGCGTGCCGCCCGCCGTCGCCGCCTGATTGCTCAGGGCCTCTACATCGACGAAATGGAGTCCATCCTATGACTCACGCTCACGACGACATCAGGGTTGGCAATTTGTGCCTTCCCTTTATTGGTAACGGCTGGCTAATGCCATGGGGTGAAGTGGTAAGCAATCCATTAAAGGCGCAGCGGCTCGCTGAGGAATATCGAGAAAGGCAGGAGGCGGCATGACAGACGAAGCGATGAAAATGGCATTAGCAAAGCAGTTGACGATTGCTCTGCAAAACCTCGGTGCTCCTGTCGAATTACTCTGCATTGTAGGGAGCTACGGAGATACCCAGACCGACTCAGACATTCTCGAAATGCTCGAGCAGCATAACGAACGCGGCACCTGCATGGATGTGATTATCGCGCCGGAATTCACATGGAAACCAAAACCCGGCGGTGCATCATGACCGATTACACCGGCAGTAACACGCCAGCGGATCAGCGTATTTGGAAGCCAATTCATGGCTATGAGGGTCTTTACGAAGCTTGCTCATCCGGGGAAATTCGTTCAGTTGACAGGCTTGATAGATTTGGCCGGGTACGCACCGGTAAGCAATTGAAGCTGTACGACCATTCGCATGGGTATAGCTCGATAGGCCTATGCAAAAATGGTGTCAAAACTTATTACCTCGTTCATCGAATTGTCGCTTCAACTTTTATCGGCGAGCCACCTGATGGATTTGTAGCCAACCATATCAACGGCAACAAAAAAGATAACAGAGTTGAAAACCTTGAGTGGTGCTCCATGGCGGACAACAACAAACACGCCCACCGCATGGGATTGAATTACATCTCAGAAAAGAACAGAAGCCGCACCTCTGAGCGAATGAAAAAGAGGCATGCCGAGAGCAGAAAAAGAAAGTCGAAACTTCTCGCCCGCCGGGAGGCTGCATGACGCCATAAACTGACAACGCCGTCCGCGCCGCCTGCCGCCGCTGCACCGAGGAAATCCAGCAGGCCATGCGCAAGAAGCCAAAGCCTAACTGGAACGAAACGGTGCCTCCCATCATCAACAAGCATCACAAGAAAATTGAAGCTCTGGGAGTTAGCCTCCTGGAGTTCGTCGTATACACAGGGCGGCTTAATAGCCGCTTCGGAGTGGAATAGTGAAAGTTTATATTGCCGGTCCCATGAGTGGGCTACCTGATTTTAACCGCGCCGCTTTCAACCATGCGCATGTTTTCCTCGGGTCGAAAGGTCATGTGGTCCTGAATCCCGCACTGCTCCCGGATGGATTAACTCAGGCGCAGTATATGGACATCTGCCTATCAATGCTTCGCTGTGCTGATGCTGTTTTCATGCTGCGTGGCTGGGAAAAATCAGCTGGCGCCCGCGCGGAGAATGCCTTGGCCGAGAAGCTGGAAATGGAAATTATTTTCCAGGAAGAGGATCGCGCAGCATGAGCAAAATATTATCAACGGCAATTAGCCTGGCCATTATCGGGTGTCTTCTTTTCGGTAATCAGCAGGCACAACAGTTTGCCTATTACTCGTACCTGGTTATTTCTGTTTTGGCTTGGATTGGGGTTTTCTGCGGAGGCCTGACCTATGAGTTCGTCATTGAGGAAATGAAATGGCTGTGGCTAAGCATTCCTCTATCCGTAATGACAATCTATGCCCTCATCGTTACTGACCATACGGCATTAGCGGCCTCCACTCTCGTCTACGCTCTGTTTTTTGCTGGAGCTGCGAAAAACAAACCCAAACGAAACCCACTATGAAAAAGCAAATCACCGGGTCGCTAAAGCGGCCTTTTTTATTGCTGGCTTTCACACTCAACCGAATTAACCGACAGTTCCGGGAGCATTGACCATGGCTGACATCATCGACACAGCAGCAGAGATTGAAGAGCTTCAGCGTAACGCTGCCCTTTCCGCTCACCGACTGAACCGTAACGCCGTATCAGCTGAGCGTTGTGAAGAATGCGACGAACAAATTCCCGAACCTCGGCGCGCTGCCGTTCCAGGCTGCCAGACGTGCGTTGGTTGCGCCAGTGATAACGAACTACGGTTGAAACAGGTGGGGAAATGATATGCGCGTGAAATTTGATGTTGGGGAAAAGGTGGGCATGCTCACGCTAATTGAGTCTTTCCCCAAAGATGAAAAAGGGGTTTATAAGGGTAAATTTTCCTGTGCTTGCGGTAGCACTAAAATTATTCGCCTTTCTTTCGTTAAAAGTGGTCACACAAAATCATGTGGCTGCTTAAAGATTGAAGCAAAAAGGACTCACGGAATGTCGAGTTCTTCAGAATATAGGATTTGGGAGTTGATGTTACATAGATGCGAAAACCCTAAAGATAAGAGATACAAGGATTATGGCGGGAGAGGAATAACTGTCTGTCATCAATGGCATGACTTCAGCTCGTTTTACGCTGATATGGGCGCTCGTCCTGATGGCCTTACGCTGGATCGCATCGATAATGACAAGGGGTATTCACCGGAAAATTGTCGTTGGGCCACGCCATCCGAACAGCAGTTGAACAGAAGGAAATTGAAGGGAAGTAAATCTCGATTTGTTGGTGTAACTCAACGTCCATCAGGCAGGTGGTCCGCAAGGATAACTGTCAATTACAAAGACATTTATCTTGGTGATTACGATACAGAAGAAGCTGCTTCCGAGGCCTACCAGAAAGCAAAGGAAAAGGTTCTTGAAGAGTTTGAGCTAATGCGCAAGCAGAGGGGGAACCAATGAAAGAGCGCGGAATGATTTTTAACGGCGAGATGGTGCGCGCCATCCTCGACGGCCGGAAGACGCAGACGCGGCGCATCATGAAGGTTCAGCCGTCCGATGGCTTCCACCCAACGCATAACGGTTACGATCTGGATTTAAACGCCCACTGGTACACGCCTGGCGTGGTCGATAAAAACGGATACCTGCAGCCTGCAAAGAAAGATGTGTTTGGCGTTGCAGATGAGAATGAAGGCTACACCTGCCCTTTCGGTGCCGTCGGCGATCGCATCTGGGTGCGCGAAACGTGGGCTGAAGCTGGTGCTGGGGCGCCGGACCTGAAACTTTATCGTGCGAATTACCCTGAGCACGTTCCAACTCATTACGAGAATGTGCCACCGGCTGATGAAATACGCTGGACGCCTTCGATTCACATGCCGCGCTGGGCCAGTCGCATTCTGCTGGAAATTACCGGCATGCGGGTTGAGCGATTGAATGGCATCAGCGAAACGGACGCAGAGGCGGAAGGCATCGACATGGAGGCGCTTTTTGACGCCCAGGACTGTTACGACTGCATTGCAGACCACAACATGACAGGAAGGCCAACGGCAACAGGCGCATTTAAGTACCTGTGGGAATCCATCTACGGCGAAGAGAGTTGGAAATCCAACCCCTGGGTCTGGGTAATCGAATTTAAGGTGGTGCCCAATGTTCAGGATAATCCAGCCTAATACCTGGTACGCCGATCCCCACGGTGCGCCCTGCAAAATCCTCCGCGCTACCCACGAAGTCATCCACTACATCCGCAACGGTCGCACCTGCATCGCCAGCATGGGCCGCTTTCAGCATGAATTCGAGCCGCTGACCAAAGCACAGGCCGAGCGGATCGCCGAAGAAATCGAAACAGAAGAATGAAGTGGTTTACTGAATTTGGCCACCTGAACAGAGGTGATATGCTCACCTCAGAACAACACAGGTGCCATAATGAAAAAAAGAAATTTCAGCGCAGAGTTTAAAC